CTGCTTCTGTAGATCGTGAGCAACTGGCTTAATAGCTAGTTAATACTGGGAGGGGCTTAACCGCCTCTCCCTTTTATTGTTTAAAAATTATGTCTACATACATTTCTTTAACGAATGAATTGCTACGAAGAATGGGTGAGGTTGTCTTGGACACCACCGAATTCGATGGAGCTAGAAACATCCAGTCTCTAGCTAAGAATGCTATCAATTCATCCATTAGAGAATTGATGCACTCTGCACAAGAATGGCCTTTTGCTTTAGCTACCCAGACCCAGACACTAACTGTTGGTACAGGTACATATAGTTTTCCTTCTAATACATCAACTGTAGACTGGGATTCTTTTTATTTAAAGAAACTCACTGCAGCTAACAATCAGCCTTCCCGTCTTGCTGTTCTTACTTACACTGACTACCTGAACAACCATCGTCCTCAAGAAGACACTAATGGTACTGGTGGTTATGGCCCTGCAATTGCTGTTTATCAAACACAAGAGTCTAAGTTTGGTGTCACTCCGAAACCAGATCAGGCTTATGAGATTGAATATAAGTATTGGTCTTTTCCTGCTGACTTAGCTGAATCTACTGATGTAGCTATTATTCCAGACAGATTTACCAATGTATTGATTGATGGTGCTATGTTCTACATGCTAATGTTCAGATCTAATGAACAAGGTGCAGCAGTGTACAAAGAAAAGTTTGATACTGGTATCAGAGCGATGCGAAGACTGTTGTTGGATGAGCCTTTGTATATGAGTTCTACAGCATCTATTAGCCCATCATTCCATCCTAGAGTGTTTTAATGGCAGACAGAATTAATGGCTTTAAAGTAACTTCTATTGGTGGCATGAACACCAATAGGGACGTATTGTCTCAAGGTGAAGAAAGCCCCGGTTCTGCTACACAGCTTATTAATTATGAACCTTCTATTAATGGTGGTTATAGACGTATCAGTGGATTTGCTAATAACTATGGAACAGTTACAGGCACTGGTGCTGTCTTAGGCGTATTAGTAGCAGAAGATTTAAACAATAGTATTTTTGCTTGTCGTAAACCTTCTGCTGGTACAAACTACTTTTATAGGTGGGTAGCAGCATCATCCACTTGGACTGCTATTACTACTCCCGGTACAGTGACGATGGTAGGGGTTAAGAAGGTTAGGTTTACTAAGTATAATTGGAGTGCTCCTAAGTTTGTTTTAACTGATGGTATTAATCCAGCAGCCGTGTATGATGGAACAACATATACACAGATTACGCATTCCAATGCACCAAATAGTCCTAAGTATTCAGCAGCATTTAAGAATCATATATTCTTAGCTGGTGATCCTACAGATCCTTACAACTTATATGTTTCTTCTCCGTTAGCTGAGACAGACTTTAATCCAGCTAATGGTGCTGCTGTTATTAATGTAGGCTTTGAAATTGTTCAGATTAAACAATTTAGAGATACGCTGTACATCTTTGGTAAGAATGCTATTAAGAGTTTGGTAGGTACAAATATAGCTGACTTTGTTGTTGGCGAGGTGACAACAAACTTAGGTTGTGTTGTTCCAGATAGTGTGATAGAACTGGGTGGTAATCTATTGTTCTTAGGACCAGATGGGTTTAGACCTGTGTCAGGAACAAATAAAATTGGTGACGTTGAGCTTGAAACAATTTCTAAGCAGATTCAGTTTACCATTACATCAATCTTACAAGAACTTAATGCTGGCTCTATTGATCCAGAATCTTTGAGTTCAGTGGTGTTGCGTAAGAAGTCTCAATTTAGAATGTTTATTCCTAGTGAAGGAACATTTGGATTGTTGGGTGGTTTGCGTGAAAGAGAAGGTGGTATTTCTTTCGAGTATAGTCAATTGTTTGGCTTTCCAGCTACCTGCGCTTCTAGTGGTTATATTGGTATTGATGAAGTAATTATTCATGGTGATGCTACTGGTAAAGTACACAGACAAGAAACAGGAACTTCTTTTGCCTCTACTGAAATATTGAGTGTCTATCAAACTCCTTTTTATTATTTTCAAGATCCTACCATTAGAAAGAACTTCTATAACATTTCTACTTTCTTAAGAAGTGAAGGATCTTCCAGTATTGTTATGGGTGTTTCCTATGACTTTGATGATTCAGTTGGTGTGTTCAATCCTGCTAACTATAACCTATCTATTGTTGGAACTGCTGCTTATTACAATGAAGCCATCTATGATGCAACAGCCATTTATGATGGCAACCCATCACCAGTAAAGAAGACAAACATTGAAGGCTCTGGATTCTCCATTGCTTTCAAATATGTGACTAATGATACGAATGCTAGTCATACAATTCAAGGGCTTGTCTTGAATTATTCAATCAATGACAGACGCTAAGGAGAACTACCTTGACAGGTTATGTAAGACAATCTGCTGCTGACATCGTCCCAACGGGCGTAGTTCGTGCTGCACCAATTAACAATGAGCTTAATGCTCTTCGTGATGCCTTTGCTACTGCTGCTGGTCATAGACATGATGGCACTGCCGCTGAGGGTCATCCTGTTCCTGTCATTGGTGACGCTGACTTATTAAATAAAATTGCTACTGATACAGCTAACAATCGTCATGGTGTGTTTGTTGAAGTGGCTGCTGCTGCTGTTGAGCAGGTTCGATTTCAAGATGGTGCTATTGTTCCAGTAACAGACAATGATGTTGACCTTGGTACAAGCTCTTTAGAATTCAAAGACTTACACATTGATGGTACAGCTAACATTGACAGCTTAGTTGCTGACACTGCTGACATTAATGGCGGTACAGTGGACAATGCTGTTATTGGTGCAACAACTCCTGCTGCTGCAAACTTCACCACTGCTAGTGCTTCTGGTCAAATTACTTCTACAGTGTCTACAGGCACTGCTCCTCTTGTTGTAGCTTCTACAACCAAGGTAACCAATCTTAATGCTGATCAGCTTGATGGTGCTGACTGGGCTTCTCCTGCTGCTATTGGTACAACCACACCTGCTGCTGGTACTTTCACGAATGTAACAGTTAATTCAGCAGCAACAATTGCATCTGCTGATATCAATGCAGGTACTATTGATGGTGCTGTTATTGGTGGGTCTTCTGCACAAGCAATCACAGGTACTACAGTTACAGCCACTACAGGATTTGTTGGTGGATTAACTGGAGCAGTGACAGGTAATGTTACAGGTAATCTTACTGGTGCAGTGACAGGCAATGTCACAGGTAATTTAACTGGTAATGTGACAGCCTCTACAGGTACATCTTCTTTCAATGATGTCACCATCAATGGTGGGTTGAATATGAATGCTGGCACTGCTGCCACCATCACCAATCTTACCAGCCCTACAAATTCTGGTGATGCTGCTACTAAAGGATATGTTGATACATCTATCAGCAACTTAGTCGCTTCTGCTCCCGGTACATTAGACACACTTAATGAACTTGCTGCAGCTCTTGGTAATGATGCTTCATTCTCAACTACTGTAACTAACTCTATTGCAGCTAAACTTCCCTTGGCTGGTGGCACTATGAGTGGTGCTATTGCTATGGGTACATCTAAGATTACAGGTGTAGGTGATCCGACAGCAAACCAAGATGCAGCAACTAAAGCTTATGTAGACACTGCTGATGCATTGAAGCTGTCCTTATCAGGTGGCACAATGTCTGGTGCTATTGCGATGGGTACAGCTAAGATTACAGGCTTAGGTACTCCAACAAATAACGCTGATGCCACTACTAAATTGTATGTTGATGGTATCTTAGGTAGTGCTACTGCTGCTGCAACATCTGCTGCTGCTGCTGCAACCTCTGCTTCTAATGCTGCTACCAGTGAAGGCAATGCAGCCACATCAGCAAGCACAGCATCTACAGCAGCTACCAATGCTGCTAATAGTTATGATGCTTTTGATGATAGATATTTAGGCAGCAAATCTACTGTCCCATCAGTAGACAATGATGGCAATGCTTTACTAACAGGTGCTCTGTATTGGAACTCTGTTGGTAATGTGATGTATGTATACACAGGCTCTTCTTGGGTTGCTGCTGGTTCTGCTGTCAACGGAACTGCAGAGAGAAGTGTATATACAGCCACCTCTGGACAGACAACATTTTCTGCAACATATGATGTTGGTTATGTTGATGTTTACTTGAATGGTTCTAAGCTAGTAGCTACATCAGACTTTACAGCTAATGATGGAGTCACTGTTGTTCTAGCTACAGGAGCTACCACTGGTGATGTTATTGACATTGTTGCTTATGCTGCTTTTGAGCTTGCTAATGTTTATACACAGAGTCAATCAAATGCTAGATATGCACAATTGGCTAACAACCTTTCAGACTTAGCTAGTGCTTCTACAGCAAGAACAAACTTAGGTTTGGCTATTGGTACTAATGTCCAAGCATACGATGCTGATTTAACAACTTGGGCCGGAAAGACTGCACCAACTGGCGATGTTGTTGGTACATCAGATAGTCAAACGCTAACTAATAAAACAATTTCAGCCGCAAACAACACTTTGGTTGGTGTGGCATCAACTGGTAAAGCCATCGCAATGGCAATCGTATTTGGAGGATAAATCATGGCAGCACCTAATATCGTAAACGTGGCAACTATCACTGGCAAAACAGCGGTTCAAGCTATTGGCACTTCAGCTACAGCAATTGTTACAAACTCTGCTGCTAGTGGTAAGGTTTTTAAAATCAATGCCCTTTACGTTTCTAACGTAGATGGAACTGCTAACGCAGATGTAACAGTAGATTTATTCCGAAGTTCAACTGCTTACCGAATTGTTTCTACAGTGGTCGTTCCTGCAGATGCAGTCTTAGATGTAATAACTAAGGCATTCTATTTAGAAGAAGGTGACACCTTGCGTTTAACAGCAAGTGCTGCTAGTGACCTTGAGGCTGTTTGCTCATATGAGGAGATTTCCTAATGGCTCAATTTCCAGCAAGTACAGACGCAAGCGGCATCTGGTCTGTTAAAGACCAGAGGGTTGCTCAACAAGGTTTAAACTGGCCTCGTAATACAGTCGCTGTGACTGCTGAGGTGTTAATCGTAGCTGGCGGTGGTGGTGGAGGAACTGAGCGTGGTGGTGCTGGTGGTGCTGGCGGTTATGTTTATAACTCTTCTTTATCTTTAGTAACTTCTGCTTTATATGTTGTTACTGTGGGTGCGGGTGGCTCTGGGGCTATTGGTAATTCATCTACAGGCACTAGGGGAACTAGCGGTAGCAACACTACATTTTCTTCAATGACTGCTGCTGTTGGTGGTGGTCGTGGTTCAGCTAGGGCTGGTGGTAACTATGCTGCGGCATCTGGCGGCTCTGGTGGTGGTGGTGGCCCTGATACTACAACGGCTGGTGCTGGTACATCTGGGCAAGGTTTTGCTGGCGGTGGTGGTCAGTATGGCGGTGGTGGTGGTGCTGGTGCTGTTGGTACTGCTGGAAGCTCAGGTGGTGCTGGTGGTGTTGGTATATCTACATACAGCACTTTGCTTGGCGTTGTTGGTGCTGGAGAAAATTCAGGCGGGACTCGTTATATTGGTGGCGGTGGTAGTGCTCCGGGTGATGATGGCACTGGCGCAAAAGCTGGCGGTCTTGGTGGTGGTGGTAGAGCTATGAGTACTAGCAACGCAACCGCTGGATATGCAAACGCAACTGCAAATACTGGCGGTGGTGGAGGTGGTACTTATGATCAAACTACGCTTGCTGCTGGTAATGGTGGTTCTGGTACTGTAATTATTAAAAGCGCAACTCAAGCATACGCAACTACAGGAACAGTTACGGAAACAAATACTGGTGGTTTCTATTACTACTATTTTACGACTACTGGCTCTATTACATTCTAAGGGTTAAATATGGCACATTTTGCAGAAATAGGAATTGACAATACTGTTTTAAGAGTTCTTGTTATTGCTGACAAAGATACTTGTGATGAGAACGGCATTGAACGTGAAGAAGTTGGTGCAACGTTTTGTAAAAAGTTGCTTGGTGGTGTTTGGAAACAAACAAGTTACAACAGAACTTTCAGGAAAAACTTTGCAGGTGTAGGTCATCTTTATAACAAATCTCTTGATGCCTTTATTAGCCCACAGCCTTTTGCAAGTTGGGTTTTAAATGAAACCACTTGTCAATGGAGTGCGCCTACTTCAATGCCTACAGATGGTAAAGATTATCAATGGGATGAAGCAACAACTGCATGGGTTGAGGTAACTTAAATGACTAAAGCAAGAACACTAGGTAATTTTGTATCAACAGGTAATCCCCTGTCTGATGGAACTATTGCATACTCAGAAATATCAGGGACTCCAACACTTCCAGCAGGAACTGTTGTAGGAACTACAGATAGTCAAACACTTACAAACAAAACTCTGACAAGCCCTATATTAACTACTCCTCAGTTGGGTACACCTGCTAGTGGTGTTTTAACCAATGCTACAGGTCTTCCTTTAACTACTGGTGTAACAGGAACACTTCCTATCGCTAATGGTGGTACAGGTGCATCTACTTTGGCAGGGGCTAATATTGCTGTTGTCAATGTTGCCAACACCTTTACTGGCACTCAGACTTTCTCAGGCACTTCATCAGCTACTGCCATTGTTTTAAACGATGCGG